CTATGAGTCCAGGTCTGGACGTGACCGCCTTGACCGACATGTCATCTTCTGACGTTCCGCTAAGAGCGGAGACGTCGGGCGACAACCCCGCCCGCATCGGACCCACAAAGAAAGTGGAATCCTCCCCACCTACGTCGCCGTAGGTGGGGGGCTTCGTGACGACCGCAGTTAGAGCCGTTAGCTCCTTCCGCGACCAACCGAAGTAGTCCGCGACCGTGTACACGGCGTCTGAGGCTTTGGCGGCCACTGCCGCCATCGCCCCCAGACCCGGCACCACGGACAATGCGTTCGCGATCGTCCCGATCATCTTCGCGCCCTTCGCAACCCGTCCTTGCTTGCTCTGCACAGCCACTGCCGTGTAGGTCGGCCCCGCTCGGCGGAGGTTCACGGCCTTGGCCCGCACCACAATTGGCACGGTCACAACCTTTCCGTTCACTCCATAGAGAGGGACCACAGGGGACATCATCAAAGTCCCCAGGAACGGCACAATGTCGCTGTAGTATGTCTTGATGTAAGGACGCGGATGCGCGTACTTGATCACCAAGAGCTTGGCACCCGGTTGAGCCGGGTCCAAATCAACGCCATGTGCCGAGTAACCCTGCACTGCCAGCTGCCGCTCCGACGAGGTCGTCCACCCCGCCGAGCGTATGCTCTGCAGTGGCTGCCACCACAGCCTCATCAGCCCCATCGCATAGGGGCTCGGCGACATCTCAAACCTCAGCTCGAGGTCGAAACACACGCCGCTCCATCCCGTCCACCTGTTCAAGATTCCCGGATTGTTCCAGTACAACTTGAACGGTAGGATGGTAGTGCTCACACTAGCACTAGTCCACGTCGTCACGTTAATGACGACGCTCCTATCGTGAAAGTCATCCGGCTCGGCCGGAATTCCCATGTCAAACCTTTGACTAAGGGACAATTCCGGCTCGACCTTGACCAACGGGAGCGTCGCATCCGTGCTGGACGTGCCATTCTCTTCAGCATCCGGCAACACAGTCACCTGTGTCGTCGGCATCTCCACGACCGTCGGGCCGGGGAGGTTCGTCATGTTCATCATGTCAGCTGGTCTGAAAATCAGCCGTCTGGGCGACCAAGCCCAGCGGCAGTTGGTACCTTTGTGGGTAAGGGCACTTCGGCGCCCCGCCACATCCACCAGCGCTCGGCCGCGGGTCCAGGATAGACCCACGTTTCGAAACCTACTCGCACTGGATGCAAGGGCAGCTCGCGATGAGCCGCCCCCGCGATGCCACAACACTGTGGCCACGCGCCCCACACTAGGGGCCCCGCAATCTTTACCGCCCATACGGGTAAGGGCCTGAGCTTCCACCCCCTCCACTGTGATCTTCGACCACAGAGAGAGAGTTCCCGCATCAAACTTCGCGACGAACTCTTCGTCGGTCAGCCTGTGAAAGCTCACCCGCAGGATCGTGGAGCACTCCTCAAGGAAGGCCCGCACGCGCGTCTTCTCATCGTCTTCCATCATGCAGGACTCAGCCCACATAGAGGTCAACAACTGGAGATCGCGCGTGTGGTCCCTCCCAGCCAGGCGCGCCCTGGGTTCGTAGGCAAGAGCCTTGTAAACCACGTGTTCGGGGAGGGGGGAGAAAATTCGTCCCCCAACGTCCCTGAACCGTCGCTTCAAGAAATCGATCTCACCGCCGTACTCCAGGGCACCCTTCGAGCCCCCACCCGTCAGCTCCTGTCCACAGACACGAAGCATGATCTCCGCCAATTCGGCGGCCGATACACGCTCTGTCAATGCAACCGGAGGGCTCAGTGCACAGTCATCTCCCAGACTGCACCAAGCATCCACGACCTGAACCTTAAACTCCGCAAAGGTCCAATCACGTCCGACTTCGGTGGATCTGACCACCAGGAACCAGTAGACTAACTGACACATGCAATTGAAGTACACTGTGAAAAGGTCACCCGAGGCTCCGCCTAGAAAGGCGAAGACCCAGGTGCCATCCACAAGTGTGGCACGTCTCAGCTTCATCCACAGGAGTAACACGCACGCGCGATACACCTCGGGCGGTCCGGACCAGGCGAGCTTCAATAGCCTCGCCGCAATCTCGAACACAACCCAGAGTGCCGCAAACAAATGATGCTTGTCATACCTCCTGAAGTCAGCCCCCATTCTCAGCCTACCGAGCACGCGCTTCACTGCGCGCTCGTAGACCCAGGCCCAATCTGGACCGACGGCGTTCACCTTGAAACACATCCCGAACTCTGCCTGACAGGCCGAGTACAGTAACTCCAAAAACGGACCCCACAACATTCGGTTGAGGAGGTACTCGTCAAAGGAGATCACATGAATGAGTCTCGTGTTCACGCCATCGACCTTGGCCTGCTTCACCAGCTCGTCCTTCAGACAAGCCTTGCCCACTGCCAGGGGAACCTCCCCCCGAAGCAGCGCGGCAAACAGCTTCCACGTGGAGCGCCTCAGGTAGTCGTTACTAACTCTAGTCACGACCCCATCTTGGCACACTTCGACCACGTAGTCGCCCTTCTTGTTCCCGGAGTAACCCGGGTGAGCCATCGCGGCCCCCGTCCCCAGATTCACTGGTTTCAGGGCCCCAACGGCCGCCAACGCCTCGTCAATAGGCGCTGGACTTACCTCCCTTCCCTCGAGGCGTGGTGCAATCGTCTTGCACACGCCCTCGATGACATCCGCGAGGTCCCGAATGTTCTGACAGCCCGGCTGAATATCCGAGTAGTCCAGTCCCGCCTCATAGGGACTGACCACCCGATTCGCCTTGAGCTCGTCGTCGTACCGCCACACTCTGTTCATCACAGCCGGCTCGTAGGCCACCCCGCACTCAGCGAGGCGCCCTTGAGCCTGCTCGAAGACAGGCGACGGCACCAATTCACTCTTCGACGTGCGAGCCTGCTCACCCAACCCAATCTGGGGTAGGTGCGAGCTGGCCCACGCGTGCGGGTCAGCCATGACCCCGTGCTTCGCAGCACCCTCCTTAATTCTCTCCGGCTCCATCGGGCCGGTGAACAGGGGGCATGCCGCGTTCATCTCCGCCTGCTGTAACACAGCAGTCGGGCCTCGCACAAAGGCTCCCAAAGAACTCGGCTCAAACCGCGTACACAACGCGGTCGTCCGGGTTGGGATATGAACACCGAAATGTTGACCTAGTTGCACTAGTCCTCTGCGCGTCTCCGCAATGACCAGTCTTCCACAGTCACCCACCTCAGTCGTCTCTCCATCGAGTCGGTACTTGTAGCCCCTCTCCACCGTGATAATGACCTTCGGGTCATCCTGGCGGGGATAGGCAATCGAGTCCTTCCCAATCAACACGCCCGTCCGGCGTGGTTTTCCCCCTGCACTCAGCAGGAAGACTCTGTCTCCCACCTCGGCGTCGCCGCCGACCAAAATGCGGTTGAGATCACGAACATGTGCCGGGTGAAAACCCGGCAAAAACATCATGTCGGAACTCGGGTGGAAACAGATATCGTCTCGTTTCACCAGCACGCTCGTTCCCCCTCGGGGGAAGCGCGCCGACGTGACCCGGAAGGTAACTGCGACCGCGTCAACGGCCACAATATGCTTCACGGTCACCACGAGTCCGCCATACATGAAACCAAAGACAGAGCCCTCACAGCCCTTTCCATTCTTTGTCTCATTGGCGAACTCCACCAACACCATGTTCTGCTCAATGGCCGCTAACCCACTCGGTTGAATGAGCGGCGAGCCAGCCACGAACAGTTGTGTTGCATCCGCGGGCGTTGCCGCCACACGGAACAACTTGCCTGCGTACTCTCGGACACTCTCCGGAGCACCAGCAATCTCCCCATCACCCAGGGGAACTGGGGGAGTAAGCGCCTGGGCCTGAACAGTCTGTTCATCCCTCGCCCTACTCATCATCTTGTACGCTCCGTACAGTCCGCCGACAGCTCCCAACACCATTAGGAAAGCCTTGCCGCGCGCAACCACGGAGCGCCACACTTCCTCAAGCTGAGCCATGATCGTCTTCACGGCCACTCGAGTCGTCTGGGCAACACCTTGTTCCCAGCATGAAGAAAATGGCAACACACGGCCCGCCTGTGAGGCGGTGCTCATGAACTGTCGCCACTTCCTCCGCAACATCTGCGTCTCGACTTTCGTCTCGAGTAACGCCCCAAGCGCGGTCCCCTCCAGGACCCGCTTGACGGTCTTGTTTCCCCCGGGATCACCCAGGACGCGCGCAGCCCTCAAGGCCACCGCCTCGGCCAGCACTTCCTTCAGTCGTGCCGCCGGTCGTTCATCGGCCTTCTTCAAGGCGGCCAACCTCTTGTCTACCAGCGTCGAGAAGGCTCCTTCAATGTTTGCCTTCGCCGCCGCGCCACGCGCGACAACACGCC